CTCAAGCACAGCAAGCGGCGGTTCAGGCTTTGTTGCTATTCGCTACGCTGATACTTTTGATTTAGCAGTCGCAACAACAGGATCGCCGACAATAACAACATCCGGCGGATACAGAATTTATCAATGGACAGGAAGCGGGAGCATCACTTTCTAATGGCACACTTCGCAGAATTAGATGAAAACAATGTAGTTCTTCGTGTGATCGTTGTTCATAACAATGAAATAATTGATGGAGAAGAAAACGAATCAGAACAACTAGGAATTGATTTCTGTGCTTCTCACTTTGGTGGACGATGGGTTCAAACTTCATACAATGGAAACTTCAGACAAAGATATGCAACCATTGGATCGGTCTTTATTGAAGATGCAGATATATTCACAGAACCACAGCCATATCCATCCTGGTCATTAGATGCAGAATACAAATGGCAACCGCCAGTACCACAGCCAGAAGGCGCGTGGTATTGGAACGAAGAAAATACAGAGTGGGTCGAAGTAATAGACGATGCAGTAGAAGAAGCTTAGGAGAGAACAATGGGAATCAGCACCCGGCAAGTCACCGTCACCACAGAGCCAACCTTGCTCGTTGATGCGACCCAAGAAGCAGAGACGGTCTATCTTCACAGCTCATCGGGCCAATGCTTTATCGGTAACAGCGATGTGACCACAGCGACCGGATACCGCATGGATAACGGCGACAAGATCACCATTGAAAATAAAGCAAACGGAATCTGGGGCATTACAGCATCCGGAACCGTCACGATGCAAGTGATGGCCATTGGGAAATGACCGCCCAGGATTACGCAGCTCTGACGGTTTCCTTGATTACGATCGGCGGAGCCTTTATCGCGATGACCAGATGGCTCGTAAAGCATTATTTGGCAGAGCTTAAGCCAAACGGCGGCAGCTCGATGAACGATCGCATGACCAGGGTCGAAACCAGAATAGACGAGATATATAGCCTGCTTCTAGAAAATAACAAGGGCAAAGGGGGAAGACGATGAACCAAAGAGACAAGATGATCGAGATCGCGAAAGCAGAGATCGGATACATCGAAGGGCCAGCCGATAACCAGACGAAATACCAGAAGCCAAAGCAAGCATGGTGCGGAGCCTTTGTGAACTGGGTGGCAAAGTCCGCCGGCGTAAGAATTCCAAATTGCACCTACACCCCGGCAGGGGCGGTCGCCTTTATGGACAAGAACAGATGGCAAGACGCAGCTGCGGCAACGCCAGAGCCGGGAGACATCGTGTTCTTTGATTTCCCAGGCGACGCGCTCGATCGCATTTCCCATGTTGGGATCGTGATCGCAAATAACGGCGATGGCACAGTGACCACAATTGAAGGCAACACCAGCCCCGACAAGAAGGGCGATCAACGCAATGGCGGCGAAGTCTGCCGTAAGATCAGGGCGTACCAGAAGAAGAACCGGGGCAAACTCAAGCCATCATTGGCCGTCGCCATTGTCGGCTTTGGAAAGCCAAACTTTAAGGAGACAGAATGAACCAGGCAAAGCTAGAAGCGATCGTAAAGACTTATCTACGAGCAGCAGCGGCAGCAGCGGCAGCTCTTTATTTAGCAGATCCGAACCAGCCACTAAAGAATTACTTGGTGGCAGGCTTAGCAGCGGTCGCAGGGCCAGTACTTAAGGCACTCGATGGCAAGGCAACCGACTTCGGACGCGGAGCAAAGTAGTCGATGAATCGGGGGGATATTCTTCAAGAAGCAGCTCGACTCACAGCCAAAGATCGCCAGAAGACATACGGCGATCCAACCGTTAACCATTGCAGAATTGCAGATTTATGGACGACATATCTAGGCCAGCAGATAACCCCACAGCAAGTGGCAATCTGCATGGCGCTGGTTAAAGTCGCACGATTGATGGAGACAGAGACAGAAGACTCATTTATCGATCTTGCGGCATACGCAGCGATCGCCGGCGAGATTGCGACAAGCAAATGAAGGAAATGATTATCCTCGTACCGACAAGAGGACGCCCGAGCAACGCAGTCGAATTGCTCGCAGCTCATGACAAACTCTCCACGCATTCAGAGATCCTCTTCGTCATCGACGCAAACGATCCAGAGCATGACCAGTACGAATTCGAAGTCGGCGCAGACAAGTGCATGACAATCGAGAACGAAACCCGGGGCATGGCTTACCCAATCAACAAAGCAGCAAGTGCGATCGTAAAGAAGGGCGAATATAAATACTTCGCCTTCCTCGGCGATGACCATCGCCCACGCACAGCCGGGTGGGATGAGCTTCTTATCCAGGCAATGCAACGGCGGCCGTCAATGGCCTACGGCAACGATTTGCTGCAAGGGGAACGACTTCCAACCATGATCACGATGACAAGTGACATCGTCAAAGCGCTTGATGGAATGGTTCCGCCAAAGATGAAGCATTTATATCTTGATAACTTCTGGAAGAAACTCGGCCAGGATTTAGGAGCGATCACTTATCTCGATCATGTTATCGTTGAGCACATGCATCCGGTTGCAGGCAAAGCCGAATGGGATGAGGGATACAAGGAAGTCAACGCGACCGAAATTTATTCATTCGATGCGCTTGCTTACAAGAACTACATCGAGAGCGAAGCCTACGAATTGCTCAAGCGCAAACTAAAGCCATGAAGCAGCTCATCGCTTACTCCTTATACGGCAACCAGGAGCGATACACGATCGGTGCGATCAAGAATGCAATTCTGGCCACGCGACACTTTAAAGGATTTACGCTGCGCTTCTACACAGGGGCCTCGGTTCCAGAATCCATCAAGCAAACCCTTCAGCTCTTCCCCCATGTGCAGCTCGTAGAGCAAGAAGGGCCAGAAGACCACACAGCCAAACTCTGGAGATTTCAGGCTTTGGCAGATCGAGAATTTGACATCGTTCTCAGCCGCGACGCAGACGCCAGGCTGACGCACCGGGAACGGATCGCACACGAAGAGTTTCTAGCAAGCGGCCTCGATTTCCACATTATGAAAGACCACCCCACAGGCCACGATTACCAGATCAGCGCCGGCATGTTTGCAGCTCGAACCAGGGCAATCCCGGACGATTTGCAGGAGACAGAAGAAGCCAGGGATTACTACACCGCCGATCAGGACTGGCTCGCGGCCTACATTTGGCCCTTGATCAAGGACAGCGCCCTGATCCACGATGAGAGCTACCAAACGCCCACAGAAGGGCGCAGCAAGCGCCGGCCATTCCCGATCGTAAAGAGGGCAACCTTGCACCACATCGGCGCAGCTCTTGAAGCAGATGACCGCTTTGTTTTCAGCATTGACCAGGCGATGGCAAAGGCCGAGACAGGAAGCGACAAATACATGGCAGAATGGCTGCTATGAAAATTCTTATCACAGGAGATGCCGGCTTTGTTGGCCGGGCTTTCCACAGAGCGCTCGATAACAAAGGCCATGAGATCACCGGCATCGACATCGCAAACGGCCTAGATTGCAGGGATTTCTTCAAGAAGGACGACACCAAATACGATGTGGTTATTCACCTCGCCGCGATCGTCGGGGGCCGCGCCTTGATTGAAGGGAACCCTTTGGCAGTCGCCAGCGACCTCGCGATCGACAGCGACATGTTTCAGTGGGCGGTGCGAACCAAGCCAAAGCACCTCGTTTATTACAGCAGCTCGGCGGCTTATCCGATCTATTTACAAAGAGCTGCATACAAGCAACGCCTCCGAGAAGGCGACATCAATCTCGATCACATTCGCACGCCAGACTTGAGCTACGGATGGGCAAAATTAACCGGCGAGACTTTGGCCGGATACGCCAGAGCAGAGGGCATCAAAGTGACCGTCCTGCGGCCATTTAGCGGCTACGGCAGCGACCAGGCGCTCGATTACCCATTCCCATCCTTGATCGCACGCGGCAAGGCCAAACAGGAGCCATTCGAAGTCTGGGGAACAGGCGAGCAAGTCCGCGACTTTATCCACATCGACGATGTGGTTGCGGCTACCTTCGAAGCGATCACAAACCACATCCAAACATTGAACCTTTGCACCGGGCGAGCGACCTCATTCATCCAGCTCGCAGAGATGATCATGTTGCAGCAGGGATACCTCGCACCGATCAAGAAGCACCCCGGCAAGCCGAGCGGAGTCGAATACAGAGTCGGCGACCCCACGAAGATGCTCCAGATTTATGAACCAAAGATCAGCCTCGAAGAAGGAATCGCCAGGGCGCTGAAGGGCGAATAAAGACTATTCGGAGATTATTCGGCCATAATTTAGCGATCATTGAGCGATGATTAAGGCCAGATTGAGCGATCATTGAGCGATCATTGAGCGATCATTGAGCGATGATTAAGGCCAGATTGAGCGATGATTGAGCGATGATTGAGCGATGATTGAGCGATGATTGAGCGATGATTGAGCGATGATTGAGCGATGATTGAGCGATGATTGAGCGATGATTGAGCGATGATTGAGCGATGATTGAGCCATGATTAAGGCCAGATTGAGCGATGATTGAGCCATGATTAAGGCCAGATTGAGCGATGATTGAGCCATGAT